GTGACAGCGTTCATGGGTCGTCTTTCTTAGTTGATAACGGTTGCTTTGGCTGGGATCGCCGCGTAGTCGGCCTGGTAGTAGTCGGGTGAGTAATTGATGGCGCGGATGTTCACGCATTCGTTGTCGCTGATGTCCAGCTCAGTGACCAGCCAAGCTAGTGCGCCGCGTGTGCTGTCGGCGCTGAAACTGAAAATCGTGCGAATGCCGTCAGCGCTTTGGGTGGTGACGATGGCCTCGCTTGGCACGCTTTGCAAAATGACTTTGTTGGCTGCGCTGCCTGCAATGACGGCGATGCTTTGCAGGCTGCCGTCGCGCTTCATTAAAACGATGCTGTGGGCTTGGCCGGGTGTGAAGGTCACGTCACCGCTTAACGTCAGCTCCAGGCCTGACTGGGCGATGACCTCGCCGTCCTGGCTTTTAAATCGGGTGCCGTCTGCCACGTCGATGCGGCTGTTGGGCAGCAGCGCCCTGGCGTCGGTGGTGGTGGTCACGTCCAGGCTCAGGCGCTGGCCTAGCAGCTTGTACAGCTCGCGGTTAGCGCGTAGCCAGGCTTGCTCAAAGCTGCGAATGCCCGGAATTTCAAACTTTTTGACTTGGGTGTAGTTGCCCGCAAGTGGCAGGGTGATGGTTTCTGACTGGTCGGTGTCGGGGTCCACATACACAAACTGAACGCCGTCATATTCAGCATCGCTGGCAAACTTGCGCACCACGGTTTCAGCGTCGGGCTTTTTGTTGCGGTGAGTGAAGACGGCCACGCTGTTGGTTTGCGCCCGGTCGAGTGAAAAGCGGATTTTGCCGTTTTGCCTGTACGCGATGCAAAACGCGGCATTGGCCAGCATGGTGACGGTCTCTTCAAAACTGGTGTTGTCGCTATCAAAGGTGTAGCTAAACTGCCCTGCCTTGGCGTGCCATGCGTCGAGCTGCTGCTGCACCGCGTAGATTTGCGGCATGTCTACCTCAAGCGCCAAATCTCGCGCGCCGATTTGCGGGTCAACAGAGACAGCCGCCATGATGTCGACCATGCGGGTGGTGGCGGCAATGGTGCCGCTGGCCAGCCTGCCTGTGGCGTCAAACGCGCCGCTGAAGGTGCTGCCGTTGTAGGTAGGTAGCTTGCGGCTGGCCTGGCACTTTAGCTGCCGTGACTTGACCGCCGTGGCGCGTGATGTGGCTTGGGTAACTGTGTGGATGGTGGTCTTGTTGCCAAACTCGGTTTTGGTGACTGGGCTGACGCTGTACAGGTCGGCAAACTTGATTTCGTCTTGCACCTGCCCGCCAAAGGCGAAGTCATAGGCGCTGGTACGGCGCATGCGGGCACGGGCGGGGCCTGTCCAGCCGGTGACCAGCTCCAGCGTCTCGGCTTGTTCATCGCCGGTGGCGGCGGTGAGTGTGCCGCTGACGGTTTGCACGGTGCCGGTAGGCACCAGCGCGCTGGTGAGCTGTTCGACTTCGAGCAGATACGACACGCTGTTGGTGATTGGCCCGCCGCCTGAGTCTTTGAACACGCCCGCAGCGGCCACCACATTGGCCCAGACCTCGGTGCGGTCGGTGGCTGGCAGCGTGACCCATGGCGTGTTATTTGACACGCCTGTGAGCTGCACCGAAGCAACGGACGCAGGCACGGGCTGGGTGAAGGTGCTGGTGGTCAGCTTGATAAAGCCGTCGCCCACGCTGGCCACGGTGCGGGTGCCTGAGTAGTTGACTGACGGCGTGGTAAAGGTAGCAATGGCCGTCTCAGTGACCAGCGTGCTGCTGACGGTGATGTCGTCAGGCGTCCAGGTGACGACGGTGAATGTGCCGTTATTGGCAGGGTCGGCAAAGCCGGTCCACGTCAGCACGCTGCCCACGGCCAGATTGACAAACAAGCCCGAGGCTGAAAACGTGCTGGTCACATCGATGACGGTGATCAAGGCCGTGCCGGTGGCGCTGAAGTTGGCCATGCTGATCGTGACCGACGCGCCAGGCATGACGACGCTGTTGAAGTTGGGGCCTTTGGTCGTCTGCGTGATGATGTCGCCTGTGGCATGGGACGTGAAAGCGTAGGTGTCGCTGGCCAGGATTTGTAGCTGGTTGAGCGCCTTTAGGGTGATGCCGTCAACCTCAATTTGCCGCTTGACCGTCAGCACCGGGTCAATGATGGCCGCGCCGATTTGCAGCACCGGCGCGTCGCCGCTGTTGGGCGACTTGAACGGGTCATACACGGCAGCCGATGCGCCAGGGATGTCGGCAATCAGCGTGTCGCCGTCTTTGATGTTGGCCAGGTCGTAATAACCACGGCCTACGCAGTAGTAGCCATACTCATATTTTTGATTCGCCAGCCACTTTGTATAGGTCGGCATCATGAGGCTGGGCACTGAGGTGACGGTGCCATAAATGTCTTCAACTCGCTGCAACATGCGCAGCTGGTTTTGCCGCTCGCCCAGGGCGTTGTTTGGGCTGGCCTGGGTGCGGTTGACGTTGGCTGGCTGCGATGGCTTGGGCGTGAGCAGCCGGGCGACAAAACCCAGCACCATACTTATGGCGATGTTGATCAAAATCGACACCGGATCGCCCGGGCTTTGCAGCACGGTAACCACCGGCGCGGTGCAGGTGGCAATCGCGGCAGCATCGTGGCTGATGTCGTTGGCGGCGCATGGCTCGCCCGCGTAAATTTGCAGGGTGACTTGCGGCGTACCGCCGTAGTGCTGCAGCAGCCATTCGCCCAGGTTGTCTGCCTCATGCACGGCGGGCTTGCGGTCGGCAAACGGGTGGTCGTACAAATAAATTTTCATGCTGGCTTGGCCCAAAATTCGAGCAGCTCGTATTGGCTGCGCAGGCTGGCCATGTCCTGGTACAAGTTGCCAGCGGGCAGCGCATGCAGCACACTGCCTTGGTGGTACACGCCGCAATGGTGCAGGCCCAGGGCAGCGGTGCGGCCCAGCAGCACCACCGCGCCGTCTTGCGGTTCAGGCACTTGCATAAAACCGTGGGCTGACTTGTGCAGCGCCAGACGGAAAGCAGCGGCAATGCTGCGCACCGAGTTGTTGATGACCTGGTAATCGAGCACGCCCTGGTTAAATTCCCGCGTGTACACATCTGCCACCAGGCTCCAGCACGGCGGCGCGGGGTACTGCTGGCCAAGGTAAAAATTGATGTTCATACGAAACCCCGCAGCATGGGGATGGCCTTTGGGCTGTAGACCTCGCCAGTGCGGGCCACATTCAAGCGCGGTGACACGGCAGACAACGTGGCCGCGCCCAACTTGTACGCGATGCTTTCAACTTGCAGGACAGCGGTGGCCTGGGCAGCGGTCAGGTCGTCTGATAAATACTGGCGATACACCAGCCGGATTTTTTCCAGGGTGTTGACAGCAATGGCGTCGAGCTGCTGGCGAAACAGGTCGGTGATGTCGGTCGTGTCCAGCGTGATGTCAAACTTTTGGTCGAGGTGGCCGCTGGTGCCTGCCAGCTTGGTGGCAAAGTTGAGCGGCTGCACGGTTTTAAGGCCGGTTTCTGTCGTGACGCTACCCTCATAAGGCTCACGCCATAAAAACTGCGTGGTGATGGCGCTGTGGCTGATTTCAAGCACTTCAATGACGTGGATCGTTTGCGGCGCGCTGGCCAGGAAGACTTTGAGGCGGGCTTGCAGGTCCAGGCTCATGGCTAGACCGCCAGCACGTTGGTGTCGACGTTGGCAAACTGGGCCAGGCGGGCCAGCAGTGGCCAGCTGTATTCGCCATACGTTTCCCATAAATCAAGCAGCACCTGCGACTCAGCGTTTGAGAAGTCATAGGCTTGGGTAGTGGCCTCGACCGTGAAGCTGACGGTGCTGATAGGCCCACCGGTGCGGGCAACGCGGTAGCTGTCGGGGGTGATGTTGCAGTCGTGATCAGCCAGGCCAAAGCCGCTGTCTAACGGCATGGCGAAGGTGATCGCGCCCTTTTTTAGCAACTGGTGGTAAAACACCTGCCAGACTGACAACTGGGTGGCGGTAAGCACCATCGAAACGCTAAATAGCGAGGGGCCACGGTCCCAGGCTAGTGCGTAGCGTGGTGCGCCGCCGGCCACTGCGGTGCGGTTGACGCCGCCGGGGCCTTGGAAGCCGTAGCCAGCCGCGATGGGCTGAAAGCCGGTGGGGATGCGGACGGTCATGCGCGCTGCCTTTGCGCGTTGAAGTTTTGCTGCATGGCCCGGCTGACTTTGCTGTTGGGGTCATACAGCGCCTGAGCCATGGCTTCCTGATTTTCTTGCAGGAAAATGGCGCGCTGGCCTGGACTGATTTCCTGGCTGACCACGTTGTCAATGCGGCCTGTGGTTTGGTTGACGATGGTAATGGACTCGCCGCCAGAGCTGCTGCCGCCAAATGAGGCCCGTAGCTGCTCGTTGGAAATGATGGTGCCGGGCTGGCGCGGAATGAATAGCTCTTTACCACGCTCGCCAACTATGCTGGGCACGCCGACGGGCGGGTCGCCGCCATCGGCAAATTTAAAAAGGGAACTGAAAAACGATGCGTCAAAGTCAACC